AAACTTTTAAATTTAGACATAGGTTTACTTTAGATAATAATTAACCAAGACCAAACGCGCCAGACCAACTGAAACCTTTAAAATTCCCGGTACCCAAATCGCGACCCTTTAAGCCACCAGTTACAAAGCTCGCAGCCGCGCCACCAACAGTACCCAAACCTGCGGTAAAGAGATTTTCTTGTGCAGCGTCAGGTATACCTGTCATCGGTGGTTCTTTAGGTTCGTAGATGTCTTGGAACTCAGGACGTGGTAGAGCAAATGGTTTAGGAAGAGGTGGTGCAATTTCAGGCTTAATACCAATACGACCAACTGCCTCAATAGCCGATTGTAGGACTTGCTGTTGAATCTTAGTACGTGCCATTGCGTCAGTCATCTTGGCACTTTCTTTGGTAGATTCAAACGCAACTTGATCAATAGCAAACTGATTGTTCAACCGAATAAAGTCTGTACTAACTCCGTCCAAACTAAACATCAGCTCATCAATAATAGCAGCTTGACGTGCTCCTGATTCTGCAACCATTCCTTGAATGTTACGTGCAGCAGAACGTCCAGCCATACCACGAGCTTGTGCAGCACCAGTTGCTTTAAGGGTTTCAATACGGGTAGCTTGTGCTTGTGTAGCTGCTGCTCCTCGTGCTTGACGTTTCTTTAAACCAAGGCCAGCTGCTGCTGCTCCATAGTCAAGAAGAGATTCAGTTTCATCAAAAGCAATAGAAAGGAGCTGTTCATGAAGATAACGATCCTGTTCTAAACGTGCAGCGTTTGAAGCAATTTGATCAAAATTTAGTTGTTGAGTTGCTCGGGAAATTTGGGCTTCCCAAGCCCGAATGGCTTGGGTATGTTCATAGGAACGGATACCCATCCCATAATTATACTGCTGCTCACGTTCAGCTTCTTGAAGCTTAAGATTTTTCTCAGTATTACGCTTGGTAATCTCAAGACCTTCAACAGCATGATCATACTTTCTTTGAGTTTCACCCCAATTAAAGTCATGCACCTTTTTGATGTTCTGTCGTTGAACATTAGTAGATTCACGAGCAGCTTCGTTTCTTGATGCAGCACCACCTGTAACCAAATCAACAAAGAAATTAGCCATACTCAGACCCTCCTATAGAAACGTGGTGTGTAGTTACCTTCCCACATCATTGCATTGACTGCAACAGGAAATGGTGAATTGTTAAACATTTTCAATCTAAAATTTTCTGTACGTTGATGGATAGGAATAGTAAATACTGTTTCGTTGTCTAGGGGGACATCATTAGCCAAGTAAGTATTGGCTTCGATAACAGGTTGAACAGTAAACCAATCTTTAATGTAGAACTTAATTTCTGCATTATTAGCAGGCGCTGAACTAAAGACAATCGTGGTGTCGTTAGTAAAACTAAAAGCAGTTTCATTAACGCCGTTAACCGTCACTAGAACGTCAGACCTATCGACATAATCAAGATCACGCTTATTAAAGGTGTAGGTAGTTGTAGAACCATCACCTGTAAACTTAAGTTCATAAGGCAGTCTACCACGTTGCTCCAGTTTAAAGCTCATCATACCAGACAAACCAACTGCAAACTTCATACGTGCAATCGTAAGATTAGCAGTAAAGTCTGTAACCCGTGGGTCAGGTCTGTAGTAAGTTCTAGGTAGTTCAACATCAAAGTTGTACTTAAACCCTACAATAACATCGCTAGCGACGCTGGTAAGATCCTTGTTTGGTACGATAAAGTAAGGACCAGTACCATCAGAATCACGCTCAGGTGTAATGGTAAAGCCAGACTCAACGAACGAACCAGAACTAGTATTTCCTTTAATAACAAGAATAGGTGTCAACGAAGACACATCATTGTAAGGAAGGTAGCACTTAGAAACTTTAGTAGCTGAATCATACACAACGCTAGAAGCAGTTGCATACAGGTCAACACAGGGGTTCACCTTTTGACCTTGGTTATTAACGATAATAGCTTGTTCAGGGCTTTGGCTAAGAGCAGCCCTAGACAACACAAACTGATTACCTTGTTTGGTAACAGCGTACATGTCGTCGGAGTTAGTTGTGATAAACTGCACAGTACCTGGCATTAACCAGCTAACCCAAGCTTCCATCAGGTTTTCTTTACCGTCGTTGTAATAACGGTAGATAAACACTTCATTCAATCCCTGCCCAGCCATGGCAATCATGGAGTTCTGGGGACTGGAGATCAGTTGATCAACATTAGGTGAAATCCACTCCTTCACAACTCGGGACAAATCCAACACCTGTGGGTTTTCTTGTTGACCACGTGTAATCATACTGAAGACACGAGTATAGCCAGGTGTTTTAGTAATAAAGTTAAGGTTAGTACCTACGTCAACAGGTTCGATTTTCCGATCGGTCTCATAGTTAGATAGGGCACGGATGGTTGTCAACGATGGTGTAAGCACACCAGCATCAGCAAACATCACAAACTGCTGATTCTCGGAGAACAGCACCACACCTTGAGCGGTAGGTAGTGCAGCGTGAAGAGCTGTAGGTTTAATAGAAGAACAACTAAGATCAATAGGATCAGATTCAATAGTTGTCTGAGCTGACTTAAAATAGAAGTTATAAAAGTCACCAGACTGACTCATGATCACATTGTCCTTAGACAAGAATCCAAGCCTATTATTGTGGAAAAATCCAGCAGTAATTACTTCCCCTTCAAAACTAGGATGTGAATTAGTTTCATCATCACCAACTAGCCTATCTTCGTAGGAAATTTCCTGGAAAACGAAAGTGTCTACTGCAGTGTTGATAAGCTCATGAGGCATGGTTGCATCATCAAGACCAGGCGACACAGCAGGATCTCTAGTTTCTTCCCAATAACCTTCACCAGATACACCATCATGGGCTACAAACTTAGCCCAGTAAGTATCAGCAATAGCATTTGTGTTGACAATTTTAATGGTACGATCCTGAACTGACTTAACAGGAAGGCCAGAGACACTAGCTACTTCATCCTCAGCAACAGTCAAAGCTTTGTTATCCAAACCACCTTCGGCATGGATGTCCATCTCAATGGTGCTGACAATCTCCAAAGAGTTACTAAGCCTGGTAACAGTCAGCTGAGCATGGTCGCCAGTCATGCCGTTAATATCACTCTCTAAATCAGTAAGAATAGTATTAGCGTCAGCAGAGCTAGGCGTAGTATAAGTAGCAGTTTGAGTTACACCATTAATCGTAATTTCAATTGTGTACGTCGTAGAAGCAGTAACATACTGTAGTTCTACTGACGCTACACGATGAGGATCCCATGAAGGGGCTGCTCGGACACCGACAGTAACAGCACTATTAATAAGAATAGAGGTATCTTGAACGGTAATAATTTTATAGTTGTCTTTAGTACCAGTCAGATAACCTGTGCCATCAGGGTAGGTAACAGTACAGGCGTTACCTGTTACTGCGTTCCAGATGTCAATAGTGGTGCCTTTGATAACACCCACATATTCTTCATCGTCATCACGTTTGATGTAGAACCATTTCCCATCATCATACGTAGTACCACTACCAAGGTTGACAATATGTTCAAACCCAGGTCGTTTAGTCAAACCATATGTAGCATCAGGAAATCCGTTGTAGCACTCACGGACTTGACCTGGCAACATTTTATCATCTGATTGTTTAGAGACGCCACCAAGGTAGCTGTTGATCCGTTGAGTAACTGAAGCCATTTATCGATAAAGTGCAGTGTACGGTTTGTAGCCAGTGTAGGTATTAGTTTTACCAGAGTGACCGAAGTAAGTATAGTCACCTTGATTACACTCATACTCCATCGCCATTGCCCTTGTAAACGCTTCTTTTTGTTGAAGGATCTGATACTGCGTACCGTCTCCTACAATGCGACTGGAGACCGTAGAGGCTGCTCTGGCGGTGATAAAATCAGCAATAGGTGTGGGAATATCAACCCAGTCAAATAGCCAGGTAATATCACACTCTACTTTGTCAGTAAACGTATAGGTGTGGTTAGCTTTGTCGTACAGCTTACCACTACGTCTGATAACATCTTTATCCATGTTAGCGGCATTATGACTCAGGTCAATCTGCAGCATATTATTAGGAATAAGAATTTCGTTGTTATTGTCAGGAGTCATTTCATAGTTGTACTCCTTGTTGAATGACCAACCCTCAGCCTGTACTTCCCTTGAGACTTCAAGCAAAGTCTGGTAAGCAATCGCAACGTCCGGGTTGGTTTGATCTAGGGTAGTAACAGGCGCTTGCCCACATGATTGCAGAATTTGATTTACAGCAGGTAGCTCCTGCGTTGCATTAGTGGTAGGAAAAGCCATTGAGTATCATTCTCAGTAAAGAATTAAAAAAAAGGAGCCCCCGAAGAGGCTCCCGTAAAACGCATAAAAATCAGAATGCAGCAGGTGCAGTGGCACCGACATACAGCTCAACAGCTGCAGCAGGGTTCAGGTAGTCACAGCCACAAGCCAGACGACCCAGCATCACATCACCCTGGTAGATGACGGACACATCACCGCTGGTGACTTGGACCTGAGGACCAATCGCTTCGACCATACCGGCTGCTTCCTTCTGGAAGATCAGACCGCAGGACTTAGCGCCAACTTCAGCAGCAGTACCGTAATCGTTGTTGATACCAGTCTGAGCAGTGCTAGCATCTTCCAGAGTTTCGCCCACGAAGGAACCAGTCTTACCAGGATCAGTCACACCAGTAGTACCACCATAAGCAGTACCATAGTTACCCAGGAAGGGAATGTTCATGGACTT